GTTTCCCAGTCACGATCGAGGGAACCAAGTAAAAGCTGGTGATTTAGCGGGCAGTAAAAATAAAAATGGGTATCTTTTCATTGCCATCAACAAAAAGAAGTATATTGCATCGCGTCTAGCTTGGTTTTGTATGACTGGGAGGTGGCCCACACACGAAGTAGACCATAAAAACCGTGATCCATTGGATAATCGCTGGTGTAATTTACGGGAGGCGACAAGGGCTCAAAACGCACACAATAAAGCAAAATACAGTAATAATAGATCAGGGTACAAGGGTGTATCTTGGTCTACTAGAGAGCAGAAATGGTGTGCGAAAATTAGAATAAACGGAATTGGCACACATCTTGGTTATTTCAATGATCCAAAAGAAGCACATCTAGTTTATAAAAGCGCGGCTAAAAAATACCATGGGGAGTTTGCTAATGCCTAACGTAACCATACCCATATTTATAGGCTTTGATAACCGGGAGGTAATTGCATATCATGTGTTAAGTAATTCAATTCAAAGATTGTCTTCTGTTCCTGTTGCCATTATCCCAGTGGCACTGAACAATTTAGAGGGCATGTTTAACCGGCCGAAGGACCCCCTACAAAGCACTGACTTTGCCTTTAGCCGGTTTCTAACTCCTTATTTGGCCAAGCAGATGGGGTTTAAAAACAAAGTGTTATTTTGTGATTGCGATCAATTGTGGCGCACGGATATTGTTGAATTATGGGACCATGTCTCTGGCAAGCATGAGGCTGTACATGTCGTTAAACACGATTACACGCCTAAAACTGAGCGTAAATTTCTTGGCCAGACGCAAACTCCCTATAAGCGTAAAAATTGGTCCAGTTTTGTTGTGTTTGATTTAAAGCACCAAGATTGCCAGAAACTGACGCCAGAGATTGTGAATAACGAATCAGGACTATATCTACACCAATTCCAATGGACTGACTCCATCGGCGAGCTCCCCACAGAGTACAATTGGCTCGTTGGAGAATACCCATATAACCCAGGCGCCAAGAATATACATTTCACGTTAGGAGGCCCATGGTTTCAGGAATACAAGGACTGCGACTATGCCGGAGAGTGGCGTAGAGAGATGTGTATGACCTTTAAATGTGATCAATCCAAGGACCCCGTGCATTATATTCGCGAGGGTGCATACCAGGACAGAAAAGCGGTAGTATGACGAGGCGGCGTACGATTATTAAAGAACGTACGGAGCAGGAGGCTGCGGATGCGGTGACCGAGAAGCCTAAACCTAAGATCAAGAGGAAGGCTCGTGGCAACGCAAAAAGACCTCGTACAAAGCGTACTAAACAACGTAAAAAGAACCAATCTAACAGCGGAGGCTAGCGCCTCCATTGTCGCGGCGATCCGACACTATGAGCATCGACGCTGGGCGTTTAACGAGGCGGAGCATAGTTTCACGACAACGGCTACGACCGCCGTATACTCATTGCCTGCCGACTTTCGCGGCATGGACTACGTCGAGGCCGAGTATCCGGGTGATAACTGGCAGGAAGTCCGACCCCGATCCTTTTCGTATATTCGCAAACTCCTCGAGGGCCAAAGTGTCGCGGGCTACCCCGAGCACTACGCGCTACGCGATAAAAAGATCCATCTTGCCTATCAGCCGAATAACGCCTACCACGTAAAACTGTATTACAAGCGGCGTCTCGAGCAGATGAGCGCTTCGGCCTCCAATGGCTTCACCAATGAAATATCACCCTTGATCGGTGCGCGCGCCTCATGGCATTTGGCGATGACCATTATGCACGATCAACCACTCGCGCAGATGTTTAAGGAGGTGGAGATGGATGAGGTGGATGCAGCGCAGAGCAACCATGAAAAACAGGTCAGCCACGAAAAGATTAAACCTTATTACTAATGCCTTACGAATGGACACCGATTAAAGTTGCTGAATGGACGCCGGATCAGCCAAAACTTGAGGGGCCCGGGTTCATCACGGTCGATAATTGTGTAGCGTCCCTCAACAGTTATAAACCGTTTACCTCGACCCTTGCGTTCTCCGTCACCACGCCCACGGCGCAGGATGATTTTATCCGTGGTGGGGTCAGTGCGGTGGACCGGGACAATAACACCCATATTTATGTGGGGGATGCCTCCGACCTCTACGAGCTCTCGGCAACCGGCTGGGACAATGTAAGCCGTTCAGCGACCGGCGCGTATTCGGGGACAGCGACAACCGAGTCATGGCGCTATGAGCAATGGGGTAATCAGATCGTCGCGACGAACTATAACAATGTGGTACAACGTATGGAGATGGGGAGCGCTACGTTCACGGACTTACCCGGCAATCCTCCACGTGCGCGCCATATCAAGCGTGTGCGCGATTTCCTCGTCCTCGGCAACCTCATCGACTCGGACAGCATTAATCACCCGTCTAGGCTGCGATGGTGCGGGTTTAATAATAACGAGACATGGGTACCCAGCGTAAAAACCCAATCCGATTTTCAAGATATGTTAGGCGGTGGTGCGATCACCGGGATGATCGGCGGACAATACGGCGTGATCTTCCAAACCGATCAGATATCGTTGATGACGTATATCGGGCCGCCTCTGATTTTCCGGTTTGATACTGTGGAACAGGAGCGCGGTTGCAAGGTCCCGGGGTCCATCGTGCGCTACGGCGAGAAGATGTACTACCTGGGCGACGATGATTTTTATGAGTTTACCCCGCAAGGTTCCAGGCCGTTGGGCGCGGAGCGCTGGGCCAAATTCTTTTATCGGGAGTTCCAGCAAACCGATACCTCACGGGTCTCGGCCAACGCGGATTTGACACAGAAACGTATTTTATGGAGCTACCCGAATAAGGACGCCCCGGATGCCGTGCCGAATCGCACATTATGTTACGACCTCGCAAGCAATCGCTTTACCTATATCCGCGAGGGCTATACCAAGCTGTTCGCGGCCTTCGGCTCGGGCTTCACACTGGAACAATTGAATACCCTGTCCTCTTCGATTGATGCCCTTACTCTATCGTTAGACGACCCGTTCTACGCAGGGGGTCGTCCGAAATTAGGTACATTTGTGGAGGAGTCGGACTCATGGAAATTGGCTTTTTTTGAGGGAGATCCACTAACCGCGAGAGTGGACACGATGGAGCTGCGAGCGGCCCCTGGCAGGAACGTGGAAATCGACAACGTTCGTCCTCTCGTAGAAGGCGGGACATCACGTTGCAGCGTTGGCACACGGGAGTTATTGGAAGAGACTGTGACATTTACGACCTCGCTTAAGATTAACCAGTATGGAGAATGCAATCATAGGACGAATTCCAAGTACGCGCGAATCCGCATTGAAACCAGCGGCACCTACGATTTAATCCAGGGGGCGGATGTGTATCAACGCATGAGTGGTGATCGATGAGCGGCGGGTTCCCTCCCCTTCATGCTCCGGGCTCCCTACTGGCCCAGGTAACGCCCGATGATGTCTCAGCGGGTACCGTGTACTCCGCAGATCATCAAACGGAGATCACTAATATGATTGTGGCGAACCATACGGTCAGCGCTACGCAGTACACGATATACCATGACGATGCGGGCGATGTCAGTGGTACCGCGATTTACTCGGCGACGACCGCGCTCTTCCCAGGCATTTTATTGCCGGGCAATTCCTCCGACATGTATGAGGCGGACTTCCCGGGTAACGGGATACAAGTTGCTAAAGGAGGTCGGATCGGTTTTCGCTCGGAGACCACGGGTAATTTAACTTTGAGTATTTATGGTGTGGTAGGTCAAGCGCCATGAGGCACGATCGCATATCGGGCGGCACGAACCTTCGGGACTTGTTGAACGTTGATGTCCCGGACGCGCCAAGCGCCAATCAGGTATTGACCTGGAGTGATCCGCAGAGTGCGTGGGTGGCGGCGGACGCCCCGGGCGCGGTATCCGGAGAGGCGAACACTATCGTCAACGGAGACTCCGGGGGCCAAGCGTTATTCATTGGTAAGACCGGGGTTAACCTACAGCTTCGCAATCTTAATTCCCAGCATAGTGCGATCACCGTACTGAGCTCATCCGGTAACCACCGGCTCGATCTGAATTTGATCCCCGGGCAGATTAGCCATGCGGATCTCAGCGCGGTGGGCTCAAACTCTCATGCGCAGATCGATGATCATCTGGGCACCGCAGTCGGCGTACACGGCTTAGCCGGAAGTGCAGCGGGTGTGACGGACACTCAAACGTTTACGAATAAAACGATCAATACCTCGGCCAACACGCTTTTACTGCACAGCACGCGACCCTTCGTGATGGAAGACCCGGGCGATGATGAGAACGTGACGTGGTTTAAAACCTCGAAGAACATCACAATTAAGGAGATGTTCGCGGTATTACGAGGTAGCGCAACACCCAGTTTACAGTTCAATGTACGACATGGTCTAAGTCGCAGTGGTTCGGGTACGGAGATTATCGCAACGGGTCCGACATTGGGCGATACCGATACGGGGACGGCGATCACCTCATTCGCCGATGCCACCATCCCAGCCGGTTCCTGGATGTGGGTTACCACGTCGGCGAAGTCAGGCAACGTGAACGAGGTGGCGATTACGTTTGACTATACCGAAGATGACTAGGGTGTGGCATATTCGCGAATCTAAGGAGCACAGACTATGAAGAAAACATCGAACAGCAAAAACACTTCTCGGCGTAAGACCAGCGGTAATAAAAAGCCGACGAATCGACGCACGAGCGGTGGATATGGTGGCACCTCACGTAACAGGAACAGTTATTAATGCCACAATGTTTTAGAGGGCCATTTGGTGGGAGAATGTTCTGTCCGCCGGGAGCAAATAATCAGCCTCCGGCGGTAGAACCCCCTGCCCCGCCCGCGTTGAACTTGGCGGAGAGCCGACAACCCCAGTACCCGCAGGGGCTAGAACCCCCGCAGGGTGCGCCGTTGGCAGCGGCCGGCAATTACAACTTGGATGCGCAAGGCTTTCAGGGCTTGGCGCAGATGTTGTCCCAGAATCAACCGGGCAACCCGTTAATGGGCTTTCAACAGCAGCCCTCTAATCCCTTTATGATGATGTCCCGATTTAATCCATTAATGCAATATGGCCGCGGCGGTGGCGGCTATCGCAATCCCCTGATGGGACGAGTACCCAATCCACTGCGCTATGGATGAGCGAAGTCGATTTCGTAGGGGTGCTGAGCAGCGAAGTGCATCTTGTATGGTCGCGCGTAGAGCCCATGATCCAAAAAGCATTGGACCGGGGGGCGAATACGGATTATTACCATGGGATCGTGACTGGGAAAC